TATGAATCCTCATACTAAATTTCCTGGATCTTTTGATGTTAATTCGAAGTCGAAGGCATGTGTGACTGAAGATATGGATCTTTCTGTTTATTATCAGGGTTGTTTGTGGGGTGGTAAAGTTCCACAGATTTTTGATATGATGAAACAACTTGATGATTGGACGGAAGAAGATTTATCTAATGGTGTCGCTCCTGTTTGGTATGAAGAATCTTACTTCAACAAATTTTTTATTTTGAACAAAGATAGAGTTCATACTTTAGGTCCAGAGTTTGCATACCCTGAGTTGTATTCAAACCACTGCACCTTTGATCCTAAAATTATTCATCTAGCAAAAAATAACGCTGATTATCATGCACAAAATTGAAAACAAAGTAGTAACTTACGAAGATCTTAAGGTCTGTCAAAACTATAAAGATTCTAATAATTATCCTGTTGATTATCCACGAGTTGATGACTTATGGGTGAAGCATGATTCATTATGCAAATGGTCTTCACATTTAATGATGTTTGATCAAGTCAAGAAACCAGAATTTAAAGTTGTTGATCTTGGTGTTGGTGATAGTCCTGTTCCACACATTATTTCAAATAATGGATATGATGTGGTAGGTGTTGACTTGTATAGGGTTAACCATCCATATCAAAGTCTGGTTGTTATGGTTCTTAAGGATGCCATGGAATTCCTAAAAGACTATGATGATAATTCTATTGATGTATTCCTAGATGGGTGTGCAGTTACGCACTTTAATCCTGAGTATGATGAGATGATTCATAATAAAGGGTGGCAAAGTGTTTGCAATGCCGTTTATCGTGTTTTAAAACCAGGAGGATATTTTATCTCATCATCTGATATTAAATTAAATGAAGAGTCTCTTGATGGGGAATTTATTATTCCAGAAGACATTGTAAAAATTGCAGAGTCATGTGGACTTGAATTATACTCCGACTTCTGTTATGATAGGGAAAATGCCATCAATAGATATGAGAGTTCCGATCCTGGAACTCTTGGTGTTGCTAACTTTTTATTCACTAAACCTTTAAAGTAAAATGTCTGAATATCCCGATTTTAAATACAAACAACTTCTTGATAATTGCATTGGCAATCAATCTAAGATTGAACTCATCATTCTTGATGTTGATGGTGTGTTGACTGATGGAACTAAAGTTTATGATCGGGATCATAATCCCATTCATAAAACATTTCGTTGCAAAGATTTTACAGCAATCAAACGATTCATTGCTGCAGGTGTCAAAGTCATTATGCTTTCTGGTGATTCTTGGAATAGTGATATGGCTCACAAGAGAAATATTCCTTTCTACTGTACTCGTGGTAGTGATCTGAGTCTTGATAAGTCCAGATATGTGACTCATCTTGAAAGCACTTACGGTGTTAAGAGTGAGAATATGGCATTCGTTGGTGATGATTATTTCGATCTGTCCATGTTCAAAAAACTCTTCTGGTCTTTCTGCCCATCTGATGCTCCTCAGATTATTAAAGATAACTCTTTGTATGTCCTTAAATCAAAAGGTGGTGAAGGAGTTATTGTAGAACTTTATGACTTTCTTGTTGCAAAGGGTATCGTTTCCGAAGCAACAGAAGAAGCAGTTGCAGAACTTGATAAAAAAGAAGCATCCAGTGCCGCTATGAAGTGATGTGCAAAAGTATTACTCTGTATGGTCATTTAACTGTAGATCGAATACTTATTGATTTTAAAGAGACTTCTTCTCTTGGTGGAATCGCTAATGTTTGGTCAGGTCTTATATCTCTTGGTGAGGGGTTGAATGTTAATGTTCAACCTCTGTCAATCGGTCATGCACTTATTCTCGTAGACAAAGAGAATAATTATAGAGTGGGAAGAGGATGTTTAAACATCAAACAAAATAAGGCAGTGCTAACAGATTCTGATTGGCACCATATCTCTTATATCAATCAACTTACAGATACTGATTTTGTATCTAAGTTGAACGGTATTGTTTCTGCAGACATTACAAAAGAACAACCAGAAAATTGCATTCCAGATCTTCAATATATTGATTATCTCTTTATCGCAAAAGAAGATTTATTCATGGATATTAAAGAACTTGGATCTTTGGTACGGGGATATGTAATTATGCATCATCCAAGAGGAAGTGTATTCTCTGATGGTGATACTGTCGAAAGATATGATTTACCAGATGAACTGTACCTTTCTGATGTGAATGTTTTGGGAGCAGGAGATTATTTTGCTTCAGGATTTATTCATTCTATGGGTGATGGTCGCACGGTAAAAGAGTCTGTTATCAATGCACATGAAGTTGCAAGTACATTAATCAATAAAAATCTTTTATGAAGAAATATAATTTGCTAATCCCTATGGTTGGTAGAGGACAACGATTTCGTGATGGTGGATTTAAACTTCCGAAGCAGTTGATTCAAGTAGGACATCAGCAGATGATTGACTGGAGTATGTCTTGCATTGACACAGATGAATGTAATCTAATCTTTGTGATTCGTAGAGATACTGTCGAAGATAATGAAATGGATCTTGTTTTAAGATCTAAGTTTGGTCAAGATATTATTATTGTAGTTTCTGAGCAAGAAACTGAAGGTACGGTGTCTTCATGCCTCCTTGCTGAAAAATATATTGATAATGAGTTGCCTTTGTCAATTACAACTCTTGATATGTACTTTGAACCATACTTCAATCCAGCGCAAGTGGCAGATTCTGATGGTGTAGTTTTGACTTTTAATGCAGACAATCCTGCCTATAGTTATTCTCAGGTTGGAGATGATGGGTATGTTGTTAGAACTGCAGAAAAACAAGTGATCAGTAATCATGCACACGCTGGACTGTATCATTTTGCACGAGGATCTGACTTTGTAAGACTCTCGAAGGAAATGATTAAAAGAAACATTCGAGTGAAGAATGAGTTTTATGTAGCACCTCTTTATAATCTTTTTATTGAGGAAGGTATGAAAATTTCCATTCAACCAATCGATCGATTATGGTCAATGGGAACTCCAGATGAAAGGCAATACTTTTTGGATCATGAATATGAAGACCTTCAAAATAGATGATATGAAAGGTGGATGGTTTGTCGGTGATTTTGAACCATCTGCATTTAAAAATCCTTTTTTTGAAGTTGCTCATCATAAACATAAAAAAGGAAAAGGACAACCTCATGTCCATAAGGTCACCACAGAACTTACTTATATTATTGATGGTGAAATGATGGTTTCTGGTCAGCATTTAAAATCAGGGGACATGTGGATCTATGAAAAAAATGAAGTTGCTGATGTGGAAAATTTAACTGATGTAAGTCTTGTGGTTGTTCGTTGGCCATCTGTTCCCTCTGATAAGTATTTGGTATGAAACTTATAGCACATAGAGGTAATGTTACTGGTCCAAATCCTTTTGAAGAAAATAGACCAGAGTATATTGAAAGCGCAATCTCTCAAGGATATGATGTTGAGATTGATCTGTGGCACAGAGATCAATTTTTTTACTTGGGTCATGATGAACCACAATATCAGATAACTGCTTTGTGGTTGTGTAAGAACAAAGAATATCTTTGGATTCATTGTAAGAATTATGATGCTCTTGAAAAAATATCTAATTCTCCTACGGAATATAATTTCTTTTGGCACGAAGTTGACAAGTTTACTCTTACAAGTAAAGGGTATATTTGGACTTATCCTGGACAAACATTTAATGTAAATTCAGTAGTTGTAATGCCAGAAACTACTAAAGATGGTATAATTAAAATAAGTAACTACGAATGTTATGCTATTTGCAGTGATTATGTGGGAGAAATAAAATGAAAATTGCATTATGTTTTTCGGGGCAACCTAGATTTATAAATGAGTGTTCTCCATCAGTCATTCAAAATGTAATTGGTGATTATGATGTGGATGTTTATGCACACTTATGGTTTGATGAAGATCTTCAAACAAAACCATATAAGGGTGGTGGAAATGGTGGATGGAAAGATCAAAGAATTTCTTCAAATGCAATAGAAGATTTTAAAAGAGTATATAATCCAAAAGAATTGATTGTAGAACCCAGTCGAAAATTCTACGATCAATATCATGAAGAGGATTTTGAATTATCTCAAAAAAAATATTGGGATCATTCTATAAACAATTCTTTAGAACCAAACTTTATGGAACGACAAATTAATAATTGTCTTTCATATTTTTACAGTTTGAATGAAGTTAATAAACTTAAACAACTGACCGAATACAGTGAAAAGTTTAAGTATGATTTTGTAGTTCGTTGTAGAACGGACTGTATGGTTGATACTAAAATTATATTTGAGAATTATGATCCTCAAGTATTTCATGCAAGTAGTCTAATGCAACAACCTCCATTCATTAACGACTGGTTTAATTTTGGAGGATCTGATATAATGGAAGTATTCATGGGAGTTTTTCCCATTTCTCAAAGAATGTTTGATTTAACTAAGTATTCAAATGAAGGTACTTGGTGTGTGGAACT